AAAGCGACCCTCAAGTCAAAGCATTAGCTGATGCCATAACTCCTGAGTTACAGGCCGTTTCGACAGATATAGCCCAGTGTGTTCTCCTGTCTAGGATAGACGAATTGCCCGAAGAGGTAATTGATCTTTTAGCTTGGCAAATGCACATTGATTGGTACGATGCTACGCTAACAGTTGAGAAAAAGCGTAACCTCATAAAGACGTCGACTCTAATTCACAAAACTAGGGGGACGCCTTATGCAGTGGAGCAGGCATTAAGCACTATTTTTGATGATTCCTGGGTCTCTGAGTGGTTCAACTATGGCGGGGATCCATACATGTTTAAGGTAGTTACTACTGATAGGGTAATCAGTCAAATAAGCATTGACAATCTAAAGAAGGCAATTAATTCCGTTAAGAATACCAGGTCCTGGCTAGAGTCATTCACCATCCAGCGTGACAATCAGAACGAAGTGTATTCTGGCGGGTTTCTACACATTGGAAAAACAATAACCCTTACTACTGAGGGGGTCTAAAAAATATGGCTCAATATAACAAAATGGTACTAACTCAAGATGGGCTTAGTTTATTGGCTAAAGGTCAAACTGGTGTCGCAATAGTGTATACCCGGGCGGCCATTGGCGACGGCTACCTCCCGGACGGGACTACACTTAATACCCTAACCGCTTTAGTACACGAAACCATGTCGCTGGCTATATCCAGTATTTCAGCCTCCGATCTTGGTTTAGTTACTGTAAGGACATCGCTGTCAAATCAGGGACTTTTGGTAGGGATGTATGTTCGCGAAGTCGGATTATTTGCAACGGATCCGGATGAAGGCGAGATACTCTACTGTGTAGCTAATGCTGATGACCTGGCTGATTATCTGCCTCCAGAGGGTACCGACGTGGTAGAAGAGGTGCTTAATCTTAATACTATAATCGGTAACGCTGAGAATGTGTCAGCAGTGATTAGCGTATCCCTGGTATATGCCACTGCGCAGGACCTAGATGACTTACGAAGCGAGACCAATTCTGCCCTAGAAACCAAGGAAACACCTGCTGGAGCACAGACAAAAGCCGATGCGGCGGCGGCAATAGGAGTTACAGCTGCGGGAGTAGTTGCCGAAGCCCTTGGTGAACATAAGGCAGATTATGCGCATCACTATAAAAAAGATGCAGGGAGTACAGACGCTTATGTTGTTGCTCTTGATCCTGTTATAACTGCCTATACAGAGGGTATGACGCTAGATATATTCTGCAAGACTGCCAATGCTGGTGCGGCAACGCTTGATGCTGGTGGTGGGGCGAAAGATTTAAGAAAATATTATAACGATGCCTTAGAAACGGGGGATATTGAAGCAGGGGCAATCATCACCGTTAAATGGGATTCCGCAAATGATTGGTGGCAGGTAACTAGTGGAATTAAAGTTACAGTAAATGCTGCATCCGAAACGGTAGCGGGTGTTACAGAGTATGCCACAGTCGCAGAAGTTACAGCGGGAACCAGTACGACAACAGCGGTCACTCCTGCCGGAGCGAAAGTGGAATTAGATAAAAAGGCTCTTGTTGCTGTAGGTAGCTATACAGGGGATGGAACGGCATCTAGGGCGATAACGGTGGGATTTAGATCTAAATTTTTACGTATACAATCGACTGAAACAAGTGGGAGTAATCAGTTCGAGGCAAACGACAATGGTTCTGCATCAGTCTGGGTAAGAGGTACAAGTCCAAATGTTGCTGATAACTTTGGGGGTATGACATCAACAGGTTTTGTTACGGGTTCTAACGTTACTGATGGAATGAACGCTTCTGGTAAAGCCTTTAGATGGGTGGCGAATGGATAATGAGATATATAAAGTTGAAACTGAATAAAGTCGTCGAAGTAGTTGATACCTCTACGGTTCTTGATCCGGAAGAATTTACCCAATCAGATGAAGGTGAATTAGGGCAGATATTAACCGAGGGTGGTTTTATTGATGACCTTGAACAGATAGCTTTAGATGCACAACTAGCATTATTAGAGCCTACACGAGCCGAGATAGATCAAGCAGAATTTGAGCTAAGAACACTAAATCTATTAATGGAGGTTGGATTAATATGACGATTATACAAGGGAAATTGGTTAACTCTTACGCAACACTGGTGATGGCAAATCGTATGACTACCGAGCAAGTGCCTGAAACAAAATTAATCGGTGGAGTTGAGTTACCGATACGCTCTGAGGTAGAAATTGTTATTGCTGAAAGAACAATTGCAGCCTTAGCTTAGTAAACAGTAGACTTATTATGTACATTAACACGCAGTTATGCGCATAAGTATGTGCAAGCAACCCAAGCCCCACAATTTGGTATATAATCACCTTATTGGAGGTGGTTATGTGTGACTCGAAAATCCTTAAACATCACAATCGAACCAGGTATCTACGAGGAATTTTGTGATTATGCGGGCAAGAAGGGAATCAGAGTTTCGCCTTGGGTGAATGCAAAGATGAAAGAGTTTATCGAAGAGGAGAAGGAAGCGGAGGCCGAAAAAGCGGCTGCTAAGAAGAAAAGGTAAGGGCACCCTATGGGGTGTCTTTACTTATGGGAAGGAGGGCTAAAATGTTTAAAAGATGTATATTTGGAGATGATTGTGAAAGATTTTCCGAAAAACATAGTTCCCCTGTACCCCTTTGGTTAGTAGACTGCACTGTTACGACTGATTGTACGCATTTAGATTTAGATGGCAGCTGCGATCTCAAAGATGTATTTGGATATTGGAAGGATAATAAACAAACCAGAAAAGAGGGTGATTTTGTGAGTAATACTGGGCAACAGCAAATCAATGAGCTAAAAGATACGATCACAATTCTGCAGCAAATTGACAGTGAATTGTTTTTTGATGAAATCGCCAGCATCACCGAAAAAGTTTGTAAGCTTGAAAAACAATAGATGCAAAGTTACTGCGCATAATCAAATACTAACCATCAAAAATACCCTTAAACCCTTGGTATCACTGGTTTGTAGATATATTTGGTTGTTGACTCATTATGTCTAGCAAGGACCTTCCCTAAGAGTTCTTAAACGACGAAAGGGCTGACCACTTCGGTTAGTCCTTATTTCGTGGGTGAAAGCAGGAAATGAAGTCTTATCATCGAAATAAACTAAAGAAGGGGTGTGAGCAAAAAAATGGATAATTTCCTAAGCACATTAGTGTTTTTACTCCCTGGCGTACTAGTCTACTTTTGGCTACAATCGTTTGGATTAAACCCCGTCGCTAAACATTCACCTATAGAATTTACAGCAATAGCAGCCTTGTTTTGGTTGCCCGTATCGTTTATTACGCTTGCTTTGTACAACCTCATCATTAAAATCCCCTATTTTGTAGGTAAGGCGAACGGAATTTGGACCATTGCTGAATTAAAGGATGCCTCTGCTAGTTTTACTTTTCTGTTAGCGTTTCTGTTTTTAAGTATTATTGTTAGTTTCGTGGTGAGTTCTATATGGGTAAAATGGGGATTTAAACTTCAACAGGGAATAATTAATTGGGTCCGAGTTAAACAAGGAATTGCAAAATTTTCTAGCACAACATCTGTATGGGACGAAGTTTTCGGAAAACACGAATCACAAGTAGTTGAAATTGGGCGTCTTGATAAACCGGATAACATAACGATAACCGGAACAATATTAAAAGCGTCCCGCACTTTTGAGGCGGAACGCTTATGCTTGAATGACGTTGGGTTTATGACCGAATTAGTTAGGGAATACGATATTCCCATAGATAAGGTATTTGTAGATACTAAAGCTGGGTTATACATTAAGATCTATGACATAGATTTGATACGTAAGTACATCCCTATAAAAGAGGAAAAGCTTAAGGTTTCTTTGGGGCCTGAGGAGTCCTAACTGGTGGCTTATCTAAGGATCGTTGATCTTGGCCTTGTCTTACGGGCGGCTTTTCGTATGAATCATTGGCTGGTCTTCTTACTGGCTTATTACTTTCTGACATATTTCTACACCTCCCCTCTAGGTAGAATTGGTGAGTCTGGACAACTTACCCAATTCGACACAAAGGAGGAAAACCCTGTAAATAAAAAAGAAACACCCCGAAAGGCGTTACTGGACAAGGTATTGTTTATGTGATTGCTTACGTTTCTCATCGGACAGTACTGAATATATTAATGTGGTGGCCGGATCTACATGCCCCAGTAGCCCCTGCACAGCTACCAGATCCGCCCCGTTATTCAACATCAAAGTCGCGAAAGTGTGTCTGAACACATGAGTATGCACGTTTTTCTTGACCTCGGACCTGGCGGCAATGACCTTAACAGCTCTCTGGATACCCTTCGTCGACAGCCGCCTATATGGCCTGCGCTCCGTTACAAACAGAGCCTCCACGGTGTCGGAACGTTTCTTTAGATATTTTTTTAAATGATACATTGCCTTAAAGCTAAAGTAAACCGTTCGCTCTTTATCGCCCTTGCCGACAACCAACACTGACATGGCTTGATAATCAATGTCCTGGCGGTTGAGGCATTGGACCTCAGAGAGCCTGGCGCCTGTCGCGTAATAGACCTCGATGAGTGCTCGTTCACGCGGAGAGATGCAGGCCTCCCTGATCATCTCAAGTTCTTCTATCGTTAGCGCCTTCGGTACCCGCTTTTCCTTCTTGGGCGGCTTGATCTGCTTGGTAACGTCCTTTGAGATTACACCTTCGTTCGCGAGCCACCCGAACATACTTTTCAAAACAGACAATTTCTTGGAGATTGACGATGTTTTGAGATAATCGAACTCTCCAAGAAAAAGACGGATATCCGACGTGGTGATTTCGTCTGTGGCCTTGTGAATGTGCTCGGAGAAGATCCGGAGTTCTAGCTTATAGGCTTCGAAAGTTAATGGGCTAATGCCCTCGAGCTTTTTCCCTGCCAAGAATAACTTAATTTTTGCGGCTAGATCCGGATGGCCATTAGGGAGTAGTGCTGGCTTAATATCGTACTGGGTAAGGATCGCTGTGAGGGATAACAGTAATTCTAGCTTGTCCACTTTTGGGCAAAATGTAAAAACGGAGTTAATGACCTGCTCAAGCAGGATCCCGGCGGTTGAGCTAAGTATTTGTGCTGCCGTATTAACCTCACTCCTCTTTCTTTGGACCGGAGCGCCTGGTATAATAACCATGACACTCCGGTGTCATTCTTAAGCACTCGTTCGGGCTGGCAGGCTAGGGACGGGTGCTTCCTATGTCGTGGATTCTTTGGGTAAATAGCCATTTTCCTAAGGGCTCTGAGTAGTAGTATTCTTTGCCGCACTTCGGGCAGGTACCGTTTTGATTGCGTTTTGGTTGTTTGGGGGTATGGCCGCAGGTGCAGGTTAGTTGTTTCATGGCTTACTCCTCCTTGCGCCGGTATTGGCCCCGGCTGACCTTGTGGTGTTTGATTATGACTCAAGTACCCAATCTGGTTGACGGAGCTTAACCATACCGTCTTGAGCTTTAAGGGCTTCTACAAAAGCATCAAAGTAGAGATGGTGACCTCCTCTAAAACCGTCATATGATTTTGCCACTGCCAACAGCGCGATTTTAATGGATGCACTACAAGTATGAAACATTGAGAATAGCACTTCGGCTGCGACACCTACTCCTTCTCTGTTATAGGGATTGGGATTGCTTACCTCATCCTTGCGAGCCGATCTACATGCCTCCATAATTGCCGCGTTTGCCATCCATATTGTCATTGGGCTTACTTCTTTTCTGATTTCATTAGCTGTCATTGCTTCGTCCTCCTCTGTTTTTAATCAATACACTGATGTTTTTAATTAACCTTATGATTATAATATACACCATAATAATCAATGTGTCAACTATTTTAATCAGTGCATTGATGTTTATAATCAAACATGTTATTATCCAAACAAGGGGGATGATAATGTGATTGAGAATAGACTAAGCGAAATAATGGGTCGCAAACGATTGAAGATATCTGATGTTCTAGAAGGAACGGGTTTGGCCCGGAATACGGTGGCTGAGTTATACCACGGAAGGGCGCAAGGGGCCAACTTTGAGACGCTGGATAAACTTTGTAACTATTTAGATGTGGGAGTGGGGGA